TCAATTCTAGAAAGTATATCATTATCATTACGTCTTCGTTTTAAAAGATGCATTATTGCATCGGCAGTACTTTGTTCTTGAGACTGTAAATAACCTTTAGCCCGGGAATTGCTTCTTTGAACTCTTTCAGGACCGCGTGGGTCAAGCCTTTGTTCCTGAAGATATATTAGTTCAAGAGGATTTCTGGCACCGGCAGTAGGCCTAGATGATAAACCAAAGAAAGGAGCTACCTCTGTGGCTGCTTTATTAATATCAGTTATAACACGTGCATGGTCCACTCTAGCCGTTGGTTGTACAGCAATAGGAGTTTCTTGCCCTCCAAAAGCAATGTCTTCAGCCTGAGCTTCCATAGGTGTAAGAACATCACCTATTTCAGGTAAAAATTGAATATCAGGACTTGCTCCATAATCTGGAAGCATACCAACTAATTCATTGTATCTTATCTGTTTTTGAAAGTCTGACACTTGTGAGTCTACTAAAGGGTTTCTTAGAGCTTCTAGTTCTAGTAAAAGCTCTTCTAGGTTTTCTGGTCTGGCCATATTTTCTCCTTGTTATATTTATGTCTTACTTAAGACCTTTCTGAGATTTATGCCACTGATAAGCTTCCCAAGAGTTTTTAAATTTAGGAGTACCTGAAGGTTTAGATCTAGTACCAGAGCCAGACTTCTTTATAACGTTTCGCTGGTTACGTCTACGTTCAGCTAATTCATTCTTTTCTTTTTCAACCTGAACAGCACCAAGCTTTGCTTTGGTAATATAAAAAGCGTCTTCTAGTTTTAGTTCTGGCCTAGACTTAAGCAAGCTTAACATCTCTTGACGATACTCTACTGTTTCCATTTCTGGATTAGCTGCCTTAAACTCCTGTAACTGTAAGTTTCTCTGCTGATGTGCTATCTGGTCCTGTGCCGGCTTAAGCATTTCTTTCATCATAAGTGCAGCCTGGCGTTTTATTTCGTTCTTCACACCATCAGTATCAAAAAGATCATATTCTGTTTCAGTATCGATATTCGCAACAGACTTAGCCAAAGCGCCATTCATCATGTTTTCTCTGTTCTGACGCATTTCTGCTTCTTTCTGTTCCAAAGACTTACGAATATTAGCAATCTCTTGTGTCTTACGTGTATAGTCTGAACGAAGATTAGCCAAGTGCTTTCTTACATCTTCAGGCACGTGTTTCATCCAGTGATTTAGCGGCTTCATACCTCTATGGTTTTCTTCGGCTGCAAATTCTGGATAGTCTTCAGCATCAACGTTCATAAGATCGTCAATAGTTAAATTGT